TGAATCTGTCTTTAAATGTGCTACTATTATTTCAAGATTCTCTATATACTTACCTTGTTTGTTTATAGCCTTCCATAGTATATCTATCTGTTTATCTAAAGTCATCTTCATGTAACCACCCTTTTTCTATTAAGATAATTGCTCCAAAGAAAAAAACACAAAATCCTATTGCAAATAAAATTACCTTAATCACTACAATTGTCCCATTTTTTTAAATCTAACATTGGTAAAGGTTTCTCAATTACATAATCTTTTAAAGTATCATTCTGTATTGCAACCTTGTTACCACCTTTAATATAAGGCTTTCCATCTGTGCAACCAACCTCATATACAAATAATATTGTTTTCCAAATGCCTACTCTTACTACTCTTGCAGGTCTTGATTCACCATTTATATTTATAATAATAACATCATCAGTATTTAAGTCATCACCTAAAAATACTTTAAGTCCACTTATTGCAGATTCTAAAGTAGTTCTTGCTATTAAAAACACAAATCCAGTTATAATAAGCCAACTGTATTCTCCTAACAAGTTCTCTATAATCTTTGTGTCCATATACTCCTATCATACTATTACTTTAAATATTGTTGTTCCTTGATTAACTTTGCCTAAACTCTTTGCATTGTATGATTCTAAAGAACTGTCTATATCATACATATCATCATCATAGTTTTGCAAGTCAATTTTTATTCCATCTCTATTGCCATTCTCATAGAAGATATAACAATTCTGTGATGCTCTACCTGCTAAGTTTAATGCCTTCTCAGAATAATCATTTGCTCCTACCATACTACTGCTTCTACTAAATGTATCACCCACCCTTGCAGAATGTATATGTCCAAAAATAACATAATCTACATTTAACCCTCTTGACTTGTATCTTCCCATTATCTGAGTGATACTTGTGTCAATGCCTTTTTTAATAGAACCATTACCATGTAATAACAATAAATTTTGTCCTGCAACCTCAACTACCATCTCAGTTGGATCACCTTGTATAAAATTAACCTTACTATCTTTAAATATATACTCTAATGTTTTAAATATAGTAAAATCATAATTATCAGAAGCTAACATATTACTCCAGCCCCAGTCTTTCTTTACTCTTGATTCATTGCCTGTAACTGCTGCTACTGAAACATTAAAGTGTTTGTTTAACTCTAAAATAATCTGTTGAAATATATCTACTGCTAAAAAAGTAGCCTTTGCTCTGTTAGTAGCCATATTAAGTAATTCATCTAACCTTCTATCACTATTTAACAAATCACCTGTTTGTGCTATTAATATATTGCTTATATCTTGTGATTTAAAGAAAGATATTGCCCTTTTAACAAAGTATTTACATCTTTTAGATGCAATCTTAAAGTCATACTTATTATGCTCTAAATCAACCAATTCATTAAAATGCACATCACTAAACTGGATAACACCACAAGCCTTGCTTTTTTGTTTATGTGATTTAGTTAGTTTACTTAACTTATAATTGTCAAAAATCTCTTGTAATTTGTAATTGTATTTAGATACTGCATTTTCTATTCTTGCATATTCTCTAAATGCTTTTCTTTCAATTCTATTTAGATCTTGTAGTGATTGTTTTTGTTTTGCTAATTTTACATTTGATGTAATTATGTCTACATCATCAGGTGATAGTGGATATACTGTCTTATGTTGGCATTTCTTACATTTATACCTTTGTTTCCCTCTGTGCCAACCCTCTTTTACCAATTGTAAACTAAAGCAATTAGGACAAACAAGTTCCATATATAGTTATTCCTTTATAAAATACCCTAAAACACTTGCAATCACAAATGTAATTGCAGTTCCTACTCCCATAATTTTTTGTATAGCAGATTCTGTTTTACCTACTCTGCCATTTAACTTTTCTAAATGCTTATGATTTGCATCAACTTTTTCTTTAATGTATTTAAGATGAGTGAGAACCACCTCTGTGTCTTTTTTATTCATAGACTTCTTATAACCTCACTTAGTTCTTTTGCCCTTCTTGGTGTTTGTTTTGCCCATAAAGAATCTAGCATTTCTACTGATGCTTCTTCATATTGTTCTGTTTCTAATAAATATATTGTCTTTTTAAATTTACTAAAGCCTGATATACCAAGCTGGTAACACATATTAATAACTACTTCTTTAGCTTCTTGTGGTGCAGAATGATACCAATCAAATTTCTTACTTATCTTAGATTCTAATTGAGCAATCTTTTTGATTAATATCTTATCTGCCATATCTTCATCTATTTCTAAGTCCTTAATAGCAAAGCCATATCCTATTGTATCATAACCTTGTGTGCATTGATATACTGTGGATCTAAATCCTTCATGCTCTTTGATTTTATCTAATAAACTCATTCTTCTGAAGAAGTCCAATTACTCTTAGCAAGTTCTTCTAATATCTCACTATGATTGTAAGTAGTTAGTCCATCAAAACAACTTGGAGTATCACCATCAAACTTTAATATAGCTTTACTGCCATCTAATGTTTTTCTTAGTGTATCCATAGATGATTGAATTGCACTTATAATCATTTCATCTGTTATATCAGATACATTTACTATAACCCATTTTCTATTAGAATAATCCATTATGGTGTATCTCCTTCAAAATCAATAGTAGTCATATTAATTAATCTTCCATCATTAGTGTTATCTGACATATCATAAACATTAAACTCTTTAACATTAACCCAATCAATAGCAAATGCTGCTGAAGAAGCTCCTGCTGTAAACATTAATCCATCAGTTGTTGCAGGTGCTATAAATGTTACTGTTTTAGTTCCACTTGAGTATGTTGCTTCTCCTACAAATGTATTACTGCCATCACCATCTTTAATTGCAAGTATAGTTCCATTAGCTGAGGTATTAAATTTCATTTCATAAGTTCTTCCCTGAGTAAATGATGGGTATGTTTGGTCTAATGCTGAACTACCACCACCTGAGCCATCATAATCCAAACTATTACCATCAATAGACCAATTAGCACTTGATACACCCCAATTATTTGATGAATCCATATTTTTATCTTTAGATACTGTTATTAATTCTCCAATTTCCAAACTATGCAATCCTTTATTTTTTTCTAAACCATCACCCATTCTATACCAAGATGTTAAATTGCCTGATGCTACACCTTCTTTGTGATTGTAAGGCTCTCTACCATTGTATATGGTTTTAACTTGATTAGCAGTTAATGTGCAGTTATATATTGCTATTTCTGATATATTTCCATTGAATACTTTAGATGATGAAGTGCTAATTTTATTAAATGTAATATCATCTGATATACTGCTATCTCCCATAGACAATGCTGTTCCATCTTCATACATAGCTACTGTTCCACTATTGCAAGTAATAACATAATGATGCCAATTTGTATCATTTGTTATTGTAGCAGATGCTAAGTCATCATTAGTATCTGATTCTATATACAAATTTCCATTAGAATGTAAATTAATGTTTTTATAATTATTATTAGCTGACATAACCAAGTTTTGAACACTTATGTCATTCCTCTTTGCCCAAAAAGTAAATGATACTGTTCCTCCATCAACATCATAAGTTGTTTCAGGAATTGCTATGTAATCATCAGTGCCATCAAATGCTAAAGACTTTTCATCTCTGAATACATCACCACCTTTTGTTACTATGCTCTTAGCAAACATTAATCTTTAACCAAACCAAATTGAAAGATAATATCTTCATCTGTGCCAATAACAATATCACCACCACTTACATTAACTACTCCATAATATAAATGTTTTGATGTTGAAGCAGCTTTACATACTAAACCAATATTAGATTTACTACAAACTTTTGCACCACCAACATCTGTCCAATTAGATAGTTCAACAATAGCAACACTATTATCTGCTGCTGCATCTCCTGCATTAACTGCACTACCAACTGTTCCTAAATCCTGTGAAGAATCTGATATTATTAAATAGATTGCACCACCTGTATCTGATGTATCTATTGCAGTTATAGATTGTAAAATACAAGTTCCACCTTTTACTGCAACTGCATTTTGAACACTTTTTGCTTCCTTCATTAAATCACCATTTTGAAAAGTTGTCTCTGTAATATTAGGTGTAGAAGTAATTAAATCAACTTCCATCTTGTTTAACTTCTCAACTACTGCATATTTTCTTAATTCTGTTTCTGCCATTTCTACTCTCCTTTAAGGTTGGCTACCATGAACAAGGTTCATAATAATTTATTTATTTTCTTTTTTATCTTTCTTTGATGCTTTCTTAGGCTCTTTTTTAGCTTCTTTTTTAGGCTTCTCTGCCTTGATTTCATTACCTTTAGCATCACATTCAGTAAATCTGTCTTTTAGTGAATTTATATCATGGTTAGCATGAACCTTGATAATTGTTCCATCTGCTTTTTTAAAATATTGTTCCATAAATTTTTTCTCCAAGTTAAAACAAGGAGCAGTTTAACCTGCTCCCTGTTATTATTAATGTAACTAATTAAGAAACATCAGATAAGATATAAACACCAAAGGCATCTTTTATCTCACATTCACCCCAAAATCCAGTAACAACATATTCAGTTGTTCTGAATGAAGCATTTCTTTCTGTTTCTAATCTCATAAGACCTTCAGGTCCTATTGCAAGTCCTACTGCACCTTTAGAAAATGCAAATCCAGCAGCATCACCACCACTTGATACATCTTCATCAATTTGATCAGACCAGTATACATCAAATCCTGCAATGTTACCAATCATACCAGTTGCCATAGCTTCTTCACCTTTATTTCCTAAAAGAGATAATGGTTTAGAATTAGAACCTGTTACTGCTGCATCATTAGTTAATGCAATTAGTCCTTTTGCACCCCATACTTGTTTTGGTGATAAAACCAAATTGTATGGAAAAGGAGCACCAGCTGCTCTTAATTGTCTCATAGATCCAAAAACATGTGATAAAGCTAATTGAGTTCCAGCACCACATTCTGTTTGTGAGAATGTTTTACCAAGTTCAACTAAGTCATCATCAAGTTTTGCAGCAACTGCATTACCTAATACAGCACCTACATTACCTGTTAAATCATCAGCATTACCCATAACTGCTAAATCACTTACATCTGCTCTAATAACATGCTCACTAATTGTACAATTTCTTGCAGCAGTTGTTACTGAAGTAACTGTAGTTTCATCAGCACCATCTCCTGGTGTTCCAACATCACTTGTTGCAAGTTTTGTATAATCAGGGAATCCAACTGTTATAGCACCCTTTACTGCTTGTTTTGAAGTTACTAATGGTAGCATTACATTAGCATGATTAAATGCAATAACTGCATCTCCTATAATCTTGCCTAATCCACCAGCAGCAACACCTGTATCTGTTTCAGCCA